TCTCATTGCGGATCATCGGCAGGTCAACGACGCAGCCAAGGCAGGCGCGCCCTTTCTGTTTGTACTCGCGAAGCAGTGTGTTGGCCCACCCGTAATCGTTCGGACGCGCATCAAGTTCCATCCACAGGAAGGGGTCTTTGTTGCCTGAATTGGAAAGGTAGCGCACTGCCGCCACAAACAGCATGTTCACATCGGTAAACAGGCCAAAAGTGAACTCGTAGGCCGTCTGAACGCAAACAACGCCTCCAACGTGAGAACGAATCTCGTCAGCAGCCTGCTTGGCTTCCTCAGAGCACGAAGGCAGGTGAAGGAAAACAATACTGTGGTCAATCAATCCGCCGAAGTGGATGAGAGCTTTGACCATTTTTGGCAGGCGGGCAACGTCGTGCGTTGTTACAGGTATTACGATTTTCATTCGAGAGTGTGTTTACGCCAGTCCAGCGTTTCGTTTCGCAACCATAAACTTCTTCAACTCAGGGTCAACCATAAAGTGATTAAACCAGTCCGGGCGGCGCTTCGTGTTGAATGCGACGAGTTCGGCCAAAGCTTGCTCCTTGCTCCATTCGGGATGCACAGTTGAGCGAATAAACTGAACCGCAGCGTGCGGGTGCATCGAAGGCGGGCAATCGGGGAACTGCCAGCAACCGGGAGGCGTTTCGTTGATGTTCACCTCTGGCGATGGCTTGGTTCGCTCTATAACGAGTTCTGGCGTATCTCCAACCGCTGGGAGGGTCATGGAGCCATCGGCGCTGTATTGCGCTCCAAAACCGCTATAAATGCAGTCTGGCAGCCATAGGCATACCTCTTGGATGCGGGGATGCTTCAAGCCTTCAGCAATACACATGCAGCTTGACTGGTTGCCGATATAAAGGCTTGAGCCAGCAATCATTTTGGCTGCAATCAGCATATTGGCAGTCGGCACATGCTCAACCAGCCCAAAAGACCGCTGAAACATGTCGTGTTCGTGAGGGGTTCCAATGAATGTGATTTTGTCACCGTAATGATCGACAATCCGCTTCCACGGGAAGTAAGGGTTGTTGTAGCGATCCGTGCGGTTGATAACCACGCGCCCGTTCCATCGGTCATCAGGCTCAACCGTCAACCAAGGCTGGCTGTAATCAGGCTCCTTGTCGATGAATCCTTGGCGTCGAGCGCAAGCAGCATGGACACCAGCAAGGGATGTTCCATCGCCATGCATTCCCATTGACCTAAAATCCTCGGACTTCCAATGTACTTGATCCGATTCCTGCCATTCGCGACATTCATTGATGAGAGGTTGAGACTCGAAAAGCTCTTTGATGAGGTGCATCCGGCCTACGATGCCCTTTGTTTGACCGTTGTCTCTGAGGAGGAAGTTCACAACTTCACCACGGGCAATAATGGACGGCAAACAGCATAGTGCATCGCCAATATCTCCTGCCGTGGTGGTGTTTAGTGTGGCAACTTTTTTTACTTTAACAGGCTCAATAGTGTCCGCTTTTTCAGAGTATGCCCCCAAATAAGGTTCGCGCACAAAATTCCAAGTTGTAGTGCCGTTATACGTGTCGGAAGTCGTGTGAACTCCAATAGAGCCTACGTGCCAACTCCGTGAAGCCGTTGGAACAAGACATCTCAGGCCGTTTTTTGGCATTACCCTCAAACCAATATTCCAGTCGAAGCCTGATGAAGTGCCGTCAGCGGTTCCGCTGCTATAATCCATATCCCACCCGGTTTTTAAATACGCCCTCCATTTTTCAGCCCACGTCATCCAAATATTACCGCTAAAATCTTTATCGTATGTAAACGTAGCCGGATTTTCATCCGCAGATTCACCAACATTCTTGGCGCAAATGGCCAGCGTCTTAGGCTGCGCATGTTTACGAGTATGTTCAAACAGCCGCAAAATATCTGGCGAGACTAAAAAGTCATCCTCGGCCATCACAACTGCGGTTGCCAACTGCTTGTCGAACAAATTGTGGAAAAGCTCCCACGGGTTGCGAAGGACACCGTATTTCTCAGGATTCACATGCCGAATCACCGGAACAGGGCAATTCGATTCAAAGATGTCGATGACGGAATGAATCGCGTCCAGCTTGTCTGTTGGCTCGATGAAGAACTGGACACTCGTCACCAGCGACAGATTCGTCTTCTCCCATGAAGCGAGTGATTCACTCAAGAAGTGCGGGCGATCACACGCCGTAAACGCAAGCACGACATTATTGCTGACAAGGCGCTCCATAACCGCTTTTCCGTGAGCGTAGCGTTCCTTGGAGTTGCTGACGCGGGCAACTTCGTCTTCCACTCCAAATCCTTGAGATGGGTTCGCATGAAGAAACCCAAGATCAACCTTGCCGCCTTGTGTTGCATCCACATAGCCCCAATTCTTGGCCATAGTCGTAAACCAATTGTCGCAGTAAACTGATTTGAAATTCTCGGCCCAAATGTAGCCAATCGTTTCGTAATAACGGCGGCTGACGATGGGGTGGCAAATCAAGTCGTCCTTCCTTCTCTCGTCGCCAACATGCAAAATGTCAGCGCCATTACATACGTACGATTCGATAATCTGATCCCAAGCTGGGGGACAAATCCAGTCGTCGTCTAGCACAACAAGAATATCTCCCGTTGCATGCTTGGCAGCTTCATTCCACGCAGCACACGCTGTCTTTTCTGGTGAAATCACCGCATCAGGAAACGCCTCTTTGCACGCCTCATCATCCGCATCAATACAGGTGATGATTTCGATGTTGGCGCGGTTGTCGGCGCGATCCAGCCAAAGTTGCTGGCATTTCTTGCCCTCGGTGGGCCTTTTTGTGGCGTGAAGCAAGCTTAGTTTCATCGTTTAAGTCTCGTTTGTTGAACCGTAAAGATCAAGTTATTCCGCTGGCCCACCCACCGCCATAGTCGAGCATAGCGGGCCTAGCCTGCTGCTCCTGCCTCTTATTCGGATTCCACGGCGGAAACAACGCATTCGACGGGTTCTGCCGTGAAACCTGCCGTGGGGCGGCGGTTTCGTTGGAAGAAAGGCCGTGGCGAATGCGGGCGAGGTGGAGGGCAAGAAATGTCGCATCGCTAAAGTCGCAGCTTTTCTTGATTCTCACCTTCAGGCTTTCTTTCGCCTCAATCTGAACAAGTCCGTTGGACTCCTTGTACGTGCGAATCACCATTTCCGACATTACATCGGGAACAAGACCTTTGATTTGCCCTGTGCGAATCAGTTCTTTGCCGACATACCAAAGCTCGCTGACAAGGTTGCGGAAGCGCTCGAAGCCCTTTCTGTGGTCATTGCGGCTAACCGGCTTATCGGATGCCTTGCCGCTGAATTTCACATTGAGCGATCCCATGCCAATGTCGCGTGCGATAAGAGCACAAAACGGATCGCCGCCGCCAGTTGCATCCACGGCTAAATTGCGCACATCAACTTTATGAAGAGCGAGCTTTTCTTTAGCCAGCTTCACCACCCACTCAGTTTTAGATGTCGCGGTATTCGTAATATCCTCGTCCAGCGAGTAGATTTTCACCAACTCGAACACCTTTTGAGTTTTGCCGATGATTTTATCATGGCGCAAGCCGATGCGGCCAATGGCCAGTGCAGCCCTATCGCCGCCATGCGTAAATGCTGGGTCAAGCCCAGCCACCATCACGGGAACGTCGATAAAGTCGCTCACTTTGGCGTCTGCCTGCCAAGAGAAAATATCACCCGGCGCATAAATGCAATCAAGCTCGCCAGTCGGGGACCAATACCCGCGAATCATCTGGTAATAGGCAGCGGTTTTAACCCCCTGAGCTTGCGCTTCCTTCAAATCCTCAATGCGCAACAACCCTTTCCAGCGGTTGTATCCCTCTAGGATGTTGGGTGATTTTTCACCATCAAAACGAATGCAGTAGCCATCGTATCCGTATTCTTCAATGTAAGTAGGCCATTCGGTGGAATGCTCGTCGATGGAATGCCAGCCGTCTTTTGGATGCGAAATAACACCATCGGGACCGAAATACGACGTTGGGTTAAATGCGCCAAGCAGCCAAAACTCGTCGTTACGCTTCAAATTGGTGAGCGCAGTGCGGACAAGGCTATGTTCCAAGTCGGCAAATTCATCGCCCATCAGAATAAGCTTAGGGGCTTTCATCCCCTGAATCTTCGTTGCGGACGCTTTGGCTTGCGATTTCTCACCAACCACAAGCTCGATACCGCGAGTCTCGTCGCCCTTGCCGTTGGCATCTTGGTAGCGAATTTTGCTTTTGGATTCTAGCAGCTTGCCGGGTAGATTTCCCGGCCCAAAAAACACCTCAAGGTGATTCCAACAGTTTTTGACGTGACCCCAAATACGGCCCGATGCGGCGGATGAGGTTACGGACGTTACAATTACTTTGGTGTTCTTCGGATCAAGAAAGAACATCATAACCGCAATAAGTGCCATTGCGTGCGTTTTCCCGCTGCTAGCGTGGCCCGCAATCGCGAGCAGGTGGTGCTTGCGGAAATTCTTGAGAATGCGCAAGGCGTTGGGATTCCATTGGAACGGCCAACTACCTTTTGGGTCCGCAAATATAATGTCCGTCAAGCGGCAAAAATGCTCGCACCACGGAAGCAGTTTGGCGCTGCGGAATTTTTTACATTCCTCGTAGTTGGAAAGAATCTGCTTCTCCACCAACCAGTCAGGACACGTCAACAGCTTGCCCTTTGGCCCTTTAATTGGCCTGAACGTAATGCCGTATTTGACGATTGCCTTGGCGCGAACTGCCATGAGGCAATATCCATAAAGTTGATTTCGTTATTGGTCAAGGGGTGGTGTCTCACATCTTCCTATACGAGTGACGAATAGGGTCATATTTGAGTTTGAAAGTGTGAAGCCACCCAGTCTCGCGCTGCTTCTCAACAATCACTTCAACGTCGTGCATCGACTTGTCCTGTTCATCGGTCAGCTTCATCGCCTTGCGCAGCTTCTCCTTGTCAGGATTGCGGCAAACCAAAAGCACGTTGTCGGCGTTGTTTACAAGCAGGCTCGACCCCTTAATGGAGTACATGGAAGGTCGGTCAACAATCTGCGACGGCTTCCCAAGATGGGCTACAAGATGAACGTGCGATCCGGTTTCCTTCGCAAAGTCTTGGAGTCGATTACAGAACTTGCCTTGAGCCGGATAATCCTCCTCAAGCGCATCAATTCTCATCAGTGAGTCAATCATAAAATGGGTGCATCCATAACGGCGGAATGAAAACCACATCATTTCCATAATCTCATCTTGGCCCATGCTACCAACCACATCGGCGTAAACAAGGTGCTCGCCAACACCGCGAACAAAAGCAACCCCATTGTCGTGATTCAGCCGCTCTCCAAGGAAAATCCTCGCCAGCTTTTTTAGCATCACCTCCACCTTCATTTCGAGCGAAGCGTCGAAAATGCGAATGTGCTCCGCTAGTAGATTCGACTTCATAAAGTTCAGCATAGTTGACTTGCCAGAATGTGAAAAACCTCCCCACAAAGTCACCTCTCCCGGCCTAAAATAGAACCCTGAATGCGGCCAATTTCCCGCAAACATCGGCAGCGTAAAAGCCTCCTCCTTGTGCTGAAGCTCTGCTAAAAATCGGGACTCCATTTCAGCCGCCGTGACGAGCTTTCGTATTTTTGGCGCTTTGGCATTCTTCACCCAATCCTTGGCATCTTCCGACGTGTATCCGGCTTGCAGGCAATCATTGGCATCCTTTTTTGGCATAACCACAATCAAACACCGATGTTTGCCAAGTCGCGCAATTACTTCCTCGGTCATCTTGATTCCAGCCGGGTCTTGGTCAAAAGCGATGTAAATGGTATCAAACGGGGCCAAATTCTCCCATTCGTAGTCGATCCAAGTCTTGCCTGTGCCGTTTGGAAGCGACAGGGCAGGAATACCCCATTGCAGCCACGTAGCCGCGTCCAACTGCCCTTCCGCTATCAGCACCCTCCGGGTCGTGTAAGACTCTTGTGGTAGGCATTGCCAGCCAAATAAAGAAGGAGCGCATTCTGTGTCCTGCCAGACTTTCTTCGGTTGCGTCAAAGTTCGGTACGAGCGGTTGATAAGCTCTCCGCTGGGGGAGTAGGATGGAAAAATAATCGCTTTTTTCTCAGCGCTCCCTTCGATCTTAAAGGCGCAAATAATCTCTTCCGACAATTTACGTTTTTCGCGTAAATACTTCATTGCTCCACCGTCCGCGTGAAGCTCCGCTGATTTGATGGATGGCGGCTTGGCATAGCTTTTTTGCTCGCGTACCTGAACCGAATCCACGATCCCCAACCATTGTTTGGCCTGCTTAATGGCCTGAGCTTGCGTACATCCCCTCACGCAGCGCCAAAGGTCAATCAGGTCTCCAAGGTCGGAATCGGTGCTCCAATCTCTCCATTGTCCTGTGTATTGGCCGAAAACGCACACCTTCAAGCTTTCGCCGGGAGCGCCTGTGATGTCACCGCAAACCCATTCCTTGCCGCCAACCAGTTTACCACCGGGGAGGAGAAAAGAACAGACGGTTTGAGCCTGTGCAGCCAGCTTTTCGCTGATTTGGGCAACGCTTAAGTCCATTCGTTTTCCTCCGCTGAAACTTCAGGCTCGGCATTTTCAGCGGCTTCTCTTGCTGCTGCCTTGGCGCGGTTAAGTTCGAGGCGTTCAAGCAGGTCGATTTCAGGCTCCTCTTCTCGCGCTGGTTCTGGCCAGCAATCGGATGCCAACTGCTGCTTTTGTGATGGCAGGTATTGCTGCGCCTTCCATGCCCTCACAGTGGCTCGCCAGTCCTTAATCGGCTTGTTCGCATTCTGCCAGCCGTTGCCTTCCCATCGGTTCCACAGGTAGTCCACATCGCGGGGAAAAAGTCCATTGGCTCGACAGAATTCCTCAAGCTCGGCATGCGTGCCTCTTGTCTTGTTCTTGTCTTGTTCTTTTCCAGTCTTTATCCTATCTTGTTCTTGAGGGGTATCAGGAACCCCATCTAATACCCTATCCATACCCTTTAAATCTTCACAAGGATACCGATAGCCCGATGGGGTGGATACCAAACTATGAGACTGAATGGCCTCAATAATCTTCTCATGGGGGCGGCAAGCACTGCTCAACTTTCCATATTGGAATCCGATGAACTTCGGAATGAAGTATCGGTTCGTGCCAATTTTTTGAAGTCTGTCGCCTAATTCTGCAACGTTCTTATCGTTACATTTTAACGAGCAATCCATGGAGATAAACTCTAAATCAAGCTCAACTATTCCAATGGCATCACAGTGATCCACGGCGTAAAACCAAATTAGTTTGGCCGCTCCAGATAATCTTCTAAACCAAGGGTCTGTCCATTTTTGCGTCTCGGTGAAGCGTTTCATTTCAATTCCTCCTTGGGAGTGTACTTCTTGAGTTTTATTGGGCGCTTCTTTTCTGCCTCTGTGAATTCGTAATCATCACATAAAATAGTGGCCTCTAGAACCGCTTGTGACATCTCCCTCACGTCTAAAAACAACTCCTCAAGTATCCGAATTGACGATACTTTGGCGGTCCTGCTTTTTGAATCATCTTTAAACCTCTGCTCGCGATGAATGGCCCAGCCATCAATATCAATCAGGCAGGACAAATCACATTCCTCAAATGCGGCTCCATTATCGGCTCCAACAAACAGTCCAAAATCCCAAGTGAAACCTTCGTGGAATATTTGAGGCTTAAAATAAGCAATAGAGCACCCATTCCCGCATGGCGAGGCAGAAAATGGCTCATCAAGGGCAATGGCAGCTTTTCCGATTCTCGTCCAATCCATGCTACCGTTATAATTAAATCCCGCCTGCCGGTATTCTGTAATGAGCGATAGGCCAAAAAAAATCTCCAACTGGCTATCGCATCGTTCTTGGAAGAACTCGATGTATTCTTCTATTCCATTCCAATCCTCATGGAGAATTGCTGTGTAATAATTTTTGGTCATAAAACATAAAAATCCCCCTCCAAGTGAGTCCCACCGATGCGAACAAAGGTGGCTTGGAAGGGGAAAAGGTTTTCCTGTAATCATTGGACTCAACAATGATCGCCTTATGCGGCTACAGGACTGGTAGCAGTTTAAATCAATCAGTCAAGCCAAAAACCGTCAAGCCGGATT